TATAAGAGGTGCGCTTGCATAATTGTCCAAACATATGCTGATAAACTAACTCGATATTAGTATCGGTTTCATCCTCATTTTTGCCTGTGCAAACTTTAGTAACTATGTTTTGATAGTTTAGTAATGCGTAGTGTGCCATTTTATTTATTATTAATTTTTACCATATTAACTGAATTGTATAGTTCCGTTTTCTCCAGCTGTGAATGTTGTTACTTTGTCGCTACCATCAGTTGTAGTGCTAAATGTTAGTACAGTTGGCGAGGTTGTTTCTGTTACTGTAAATGTGTTTGGATAGCGTAAAATCACGACTCCAGAGCCGCCATCCATAGCGCCTCCGCCACCGCCTCCTAAATTATCTGTGCCATCTGTACCATTAGGAACCTCTGGCTGTGCGCCACTATTCCATCCAGTACCATTACCACCACCACCAGATCCTCCAGATGCTCCAGATGTTCCTGCATAATAAGCTCCACCGCCACCGCCAGCATAAGTAACAGATGATCCAGTAATCGATACAGCTAAACCATTACCACCTCCATAAGTTTGCCCAGCTTGAGCAGCTCCACCACCTCCTGTACCTCTATAATCACTTGGACCACCCAACCCAGCTCCGCCACCATCGTAGCCTTGTCCAGAAGTACCAGTACCTCCAGCAATATTTGTAGTACCACCACCGCCAGATCCTCCATTTATTACATTTGGAGTATAAGATGATTTCCCCTCTCCTCCACCATCAGAGGTTATAGTAGAAAATGTAGAATCAGATCCCTCGCTTCCAGCTGATCTATTGCCACCAGTTCCACCAGCACCTACAGAAACTGTGTAATTTGTTGAAGTGGTTAAAGATAAAGATGATTCAGCAGATGCTCCGCCTCCACTTGTAGATCCATAAGAAGTCCGTAAACCTCCAGCACCCCCACCACCATATCTTGATCCTCCACCACCTCCAGCTACTACTAAATAATCTACGCTAAAATTCACTATTGTGCTTTCTAAAGCTGTAGCGGTTTCATTAGCAGCATTATAAGCTATCCAACCTTGAGTGGCATCTACATAAACTATAGATACCCCACCTCTTTCATAATCTATTTTAACATCACTAGCAGCACCATTGATATTATCAGAGGATGTTATTGTTATGTTATTTGTATCAGCAGTACCAGCGTAATCAACAATAGAAACCTCATCCCCAGCACTAGGTGAGCTAGGTAATGTAACTGTAATTGCAGCACTTGTGGTATTTACAAAGTATCCCTCTCCAGCAGTTGCTCCAAAGTTTGCTGTTTTTACATCGGTGTCCCAACTAATACCTCCGCCACCACCAGAGGTTAAAACAAAGTGGACAAACTCTATCGCTGTGGAGTTGGTGGGTGCGGTAACAAACGTTAGAGTAGATCCACTTATAGAATAATTTGCAGCATCTTTAACCTGGTAAACACCATTTAAATAAACTTGTACAGCATCATTATCACCTGGCGTACTATCTAATGCAAATCCCTTAGTAGTGCCATCGCCAGTATGCTGAGTAGTTACAACATCAACAGATCCTCCACCAGCTCCTCCAGAGCCAGCAATAGCTCCCCATTCTGTAGTGTAACCCTCAAACTGCCCATCTGTAGTATTGTATCTAAACATTCCAGCCACAGGCGTTCCTGGTCGCTGTGCAGTTGTACCATCTGGAACTTTAATAGCTCCAGTAGTATCTAAATCTATTATTTCGCCAGATTCTGAAATTGCTGAATCTGTAATAGTATTTGAATCAGATAGCTTTGGTAATGTACCAGCAGTACCAGTACCATCTACCTTGCCATCTAAAGAAGTTTGTAATCCATCTACATTAGCAATAGTGTGATTGTGTGAATCATCAGCAATTACTATGGCGTTATAAGTACCAGAAACATCACCGCTAAAATTAGTTGTAGTAGTTAATGCTGTAGAGGCATCCTGTTTGGTTGCTATAGAATTTGTTACTGTAGTGGAAAAATTAGCATCATCGCCTAAAGCAGCAGCTAATTCATTTAGAGTGTCCAGCGTTGCTGGTGCAGCATCTACTAATCCAGCTACCTCAGTATCTACATAATCTTTTACAGCAGCAGAAGTAGGTACAGTAGTATCATTATCATTAGATGATATGCCCTCTGATTCGGTTACTAATGCACTATCGTTTATTTTATCGATAGTTACTGCATCATCCGCTATAACTTTTGTTGTTACTTTAGTCGCTGCCATATTTTTATTTTATACAAAATTAACGTTTTTTAAGTAAACCTCAGAATCTTATTAGTACCAGCCGCTATAAGAGTTGAGCCATTAAATGATAGTGCTTTAGTATCTACTCCTATATTTTTTAGGCTAGTTATATTAGTGCCATCAGAGCTGTACATAATCCCTCCATAGCCACTACCATATCCATAGCCATAGTAGAACTTATTATTTTCAAATTTAGTTACTTCTAAATTACCAAAATTACCATCTACTGTATTTGTAACTCCTGGCGTATAATCCATAGCGCCTACTATATCATAATAATCCTGGGTAGCTGTCCAGCTATCGCCATTATCTGTAGAGTAAGCATACAAGCTATATTGTTCACCTCCAGTAAATGTATGAAAGAGCCTAGGTGTAAATATCCAAGTTCCATTACCATCTGTAGATATATCTGAATTGTTAAACCAACTTGTACTAGAGCTAGATGTAGTGTAAGGATAATTAGCTACAGAGGGTAGTGGTATAATTGTAGAATTTACAAATTGATTATCGGAAACTACAAAAGAGGGTTGAGATCCATTTATTCCAAATGTTATCATTCTACCATCATTGCCTACAGCTAAAGGAGGTTGATTTATTTGTGAAACATACAAACTAGCCACATAGGCAGCACTATAATCTGAAAAATCGTATTTATAAACTAATCCATTTCTAATTATATAGCCATACCCATTGTATATAACTGGTGGAGTTCTTTGGCTACTGAAAACATAACTAACCTTAGTTCTATATAAATCTAAGCCAGAAAAATAAGTAGTATTCCCACTCTGATTTGGCTCAGATCCAAATTTATAAAATGCTACATAACTCCTAGCGCTACACAATAAAACATCTCCACTAACAGCAAATTTTGAAGTAGCATCAAATAAAGAGCCAGAGGGTGTCCAATTCACTCCATCATCATCAGAATAATACGATCCACTTGTAGAGGTGCTACTAGATAAAAAATGGTAATTATCAAAATAAATAGCATCCTCTGGATTTATACTTAATGAATTTCCATAAGTATCTGTAGTGATTGTATTAGTTAAATCTCCTATAGTTATATCAGCTGATTTGCCATAAAATTCTGTAATGGCGTGCTGAGGTGATAAACCTATATCAGTAGATAATGTAGAAAGTGAAACATTGCCAAGAGATACGCCATACTCATTGGCAATATCTGAGAATTTTATTTGTCCGCTATCGGTTATTGCCATTACTATTTATTTTCAAGCGTTTCTATACGTTCTAATAGTTCTTTATTTGTTTGTATTAGTAAACCTATGATAGCGTTATAATCTACCGCCTTATAGCTTTTATCGCCCTCTAGGGATTCAATATCTTTTACAGCTCCTGGTAATACTTTTTCTACATCCTGTGCAATTACCCCACCGCCATTTTTACCATTCTTTTTCCAGGTAAACTCAACTCCTTTAAGTTGTTTTAATTTATCAGTGGCGCTCTCTATTTCTTTAATGTTATCTTTTAAACGCTCATCAGATGAGGTAGTGGTAGAAAATGCAATAATATCGCCATCTACATGTAGTTCCCCATTTGATTTTAATTGCATTTCATTTGTACCATTAACAAAGAAATCTATTCTAGTATTATTTACAAAGTTTATATAATCGCTTGTATCTAATCCTATATGAGTAATCCCATCTCTAAGATCTGGCTCTACACTAAATACGTTTGATCCAGATAAATCTAATCCAGATCCAGCAGTATAAGTGCTACCCTCTCCAGCAGTTTCTGTAGCTGTGGTTACTCCTGTAAGGTGTCCAAACTCATCTACAGTTACATTCTGGATATATGTTCTACCAGTATTAGAGGTAGAGGCTAAACTAGAGGTATCAGCGTGACTAAATGCAGTTCCAGTTAAATCTAAACCATTACCGCTGGCGCTATAAGTTGTATCAGTTGCTGTTTCAGTTCCTGTACCTATTGAAGTGATATGCCCATAGGTATCAACTCCGATAGATTGTATATAGGTACGCCCTGTATTTGTACTACTAGCTTGGGTAGATGTATCACTATGGCTAAATGTAGTGCCTGTTAAATCTACGCCAGATCCAGCTGAATACGTTGTATCTGTAACAGTTTCTGTAGCAGTTGATAAACTTGTAACATGACCATAGGTATCTAATCCTACGGATTGAATATAAGTGCGCCCAGTGTTACTAGAACTCGCTTGAGTTGATGTATCAGCGTGCGCAAAAGTTGTAGAAGTTAGTGCCATTCCACCGCCAGCACTATAAGTTGTATCAGTTAATGATACATCGGCTGTGCCTATATTGGTAATATGCCCAAATCCATCTACTGAGATTGATTGAATTACTGTGCCGCCAGAATTTGTAGAGCTTGCCTGGTTAGATGTATCAGCGTGTGCTATTCCGTTTGTTTCCTGTGTTAAACCAGATCCAGCAGCTACACTATATGTATTAGATGTAAATCCTATTCCACCTCCAGCAGTAGGGCGTAAATTTTCCCAGGCACTACCAGAGTAAGTTTCATATTTAGAAGTGCTAGTATTGTATCTCACCATTCCTACCTCTGGAGCAGCTGGGCGGTTTGCAGTAGTAGATACTGGCAATACGAGTGCGCCTGTAGTATCTATATCTATAACCTCGCTAGATTCAGAGATGCTAGAATTAGCTATTTCGTGATTTGCTGTAAACTTTGGTAAATAATTAGTTGTACCAGTACCGCTGATTAAAGTATCGGATCCTGGCGCTAAAGTTACAATTTCAACTTCTACACCACTCTCTGGAGCTGTTGTAAATGTTAATGTAGTTCCGCTTACTGAAAACTCTAAACCATCATCATTATTTTGATAAACACCATCGTAATAAACAGAGATTTGATCTACTGAATCAACACTATCAGAAATAGTATGAGTGCTTTTAGATCCTGTGCCTGTAAAAGAATCTTTAGATACTTCTAGGTTTACAGTATTACCACCACCTCCACCAGTTCCAGTAGTCCAGGAAAAAGAGCCATCTCCATCAGATGTTAAATACTGTCCAGATGTACCATCTCCAGAAACATTCAACTCATCAGATCCTATAGCGTTATTACTTACTGAAACAGTTAAATCTCCAGTAGTAGTATCTACAGCTAAGGCGTTTCCAGCAGTTACCGAAGTAACTACATCATCATAAGAAAATGTACCATCGCCATCTGATACGATAACTTGCCCAGCAGTTCCGTTGCCTGTTATTTTTAACTCACTAGCACCTACTGAATCAGCAGCTATTTTATCATCAGTAACTGAGTTAGATGCTAATTGTGTAGTATCTACTCCGCCATTTTTAATACTAAATATTTCTGATGTTTCTGTAAGTGTTACCTCATCAGCGCTATATGTAGTATCGGCTACACTAGCTGTACTGATTGCAGTTATATGCCCAAAGGTATCTAATGTAATAGATTGAATAAAATCAGATCCTGTATTAGATACACTACCTTGAGATGAAGTATCCTCATGGCTAATACTATAGCCAGATATATCTATTCCGCTACCAGCTGTTAGCGTTATTGTTTCGGTTGTTTCAGTTGCAGTAGATATACCAGTAACATGACCAAATTGATCTAGTTGAATACTTTGAATGTAAGTTCTACCAGTGTTTGTAGAGCTGGATTCATCTGATGTATTATCATGGCTAAAAACTGTACCAGTTAAATCTAAACCAGTGCCAGCAGTATAAGTAGTATCAAAATCAGTAGATACAAAATTTAGCTTTCCATTTGTATCATCATAGGTTACCTGGATATTTGTTTCGGTATTTCCAGAAACCATAGCACCGATTAGATCCTGTAGATCCTCTGTATTAACTGAAAGTGTAACATCACCCTGGCTAGCATCAGCATCTATTCCAGTTCCGCCTGTAATTGATTGGACTGCTACATCGGAAACATCAACCCAATCTGTACCAGTTAGAGTACTTTTTAGAATTTGCCCAGATGTACCTGGCGAATTTAGTGAATCTTTTATAGCACCATCTACCCTTAGATCACCCTCTACTCTGAGATCGCCATCTGTATTTACATGAAGTCCAAGCTCATTGCCCACTCCATCGGTAAGCTGTTTATCAGTTGCACCTATCTCATCATTATCAATAGCTTTCACTATTGATTGATATGTATCTTTTATTTTATTGCCAGTATATGATGCCATCTAAGTATTTTCTACAAATTTAAGGATTTTTAACTATCCCAATTATCATCTATATCTTCAAATCTATCATTTCGCCTATGCCAAAACAGATCCTTTATTTTTTCAATAACCTTTTTTCTAAACCTACCAGCTTTTTGCTTTAAAGTTCTTTGTACTCCTATCATTGTGGTACATGGCGTAAATAAGCTATTATATGCCCTTTAGTTAGTGTTAAATCAGTAAAATTGCCATAAATAATCTGCCCATCTAAAAGATCATAATCTACTAGATTTGTATCACCAGCTGGCGTATCATTAGTGCCGCTAAAAGTTGCTGATAAAATACATTCAATCATACAATAATATTCACCGCTAGGCGTTGTTAAATTAGCAGCACCCTTTATGAGTGTGCGCATACCAAAATCACCAAAACTCATCCGGTGAAAGTTATTAGCTGAGTATAAATCCTTAGTAGCCATTATTTAGTTTTATCTTTTAATTTCTCGTATGTTCTTAATCCGCCTAAGCCTAGCATCCCCATAAGTACAGTAAAAAGGCTATTCGTATCAAACTCAACTGGCTTTATATCTGTATAAGCTAAAAGCAGCGGCATTACTATATAATGAAAGCCAAAAGCTATACCACAAATCCATCCTATAAATGGGCGCCAAGAGGAAACAAACCAATGCCGATTCTGAGCCTCAACTTTATTAATCTCTGCCTGGAGTTCTATAAGGCGCTGAGGATCCATCTCTTTGCCTTTTATTGCCTCTCTAATATCTAAAGCTAAACCGCCTAGATTAGTATTGCCTTTATCGCCTTTACGCAGTAGAGATAATAAAAATTTAAGCATATATTTCGTATGTGGTTTTTTTTCCTTTCTTAATAGCTTTTAAAACAGCTTTTCTGTTTCCTCCTGGACCTACATAAGAAACATGAATCCAATCTGGATTTTCATCATCCCCAAACTCCCAGATAAGCTGATCGAAATCTAATTCATCTTTTATATAGTGAAATAAATCAGCGTTTGTTTTTTCACCCATAGCATCTATATCAATAGCTTGCCCTTTGGTGTGTTGAGATGTTCTACTCCCTTTGATAGCATCATTTAAATCTATAGATCTATAAAAACTATTTACACGAATCGGCTCGTTTGCCCATTCTCTGAGCGGCTCGAATACATTTTTCGCAAGTTTTTTCATGTTTTGCACAGCCACCTCGTTCGGTGTGTTCTCGATTTCTTTTTTCTCCGCTGTCGCTGAGTGACTCGCCTCCCTCCAGCTGATATGTTTGCTGATGAATCTCATTGCTTATTTTTTAAGTTTTTTAATTTCCTCTTTAATATCTGCAAATTTATCCTCTACCCAATCTGGTATTTTATTTCCGTTATCATCTTTAACAATGTTATAAGATGCTAATACCATAGCGATTGCTGAGATTGCAATAACTCCAGCGATAATAATCATAATTGTATCCATATTAATTGTATTTAAATTTAAAGTACTTCCTACAGTTCCTGTTTTCACCTACGCTTGTCCTTTTGAATCCATTCTAAATCCTTCATGAAATCTCTCATTTCTAGTTTCATAGATTTAACTTCATCCTCTAGGTTTCTCTGATTTTTCCAGGTGTATTCTTTTTGGTTATATTTTAATTTAGAAACTTCCTCCTCTGCGATAGTAATTCTATTTGAGAGTGTATAATATGATCCTATGATAGATGCAAACATAGCAGCTATCGTAATGATTTGGGTTAGCGAGATGCTGATATCAGCTTTTCCATCGCCATCGAGATCGATTTTGCTCATTTTCTTTTATTAAGTTTATCGCTTATTTGTATAACAGTCCAAACTAATGATACTAATAGAACAAGCGTTGTTAAAATTGAATTTATATTCACTAATGATATCCCTAATGCTGATAAGTTAATTCCCCAGATTTTAAAATTCTCCATTTTCATAATTGTTCTACTCTATTAGAGATGCTCAATACAGCTCTAAAGTACGTTTTATCTACGCCATCCTCATATAGATAGCTGGTCCCCTCGTTTGTGCAAGTGTAAACATTAAATCCATCAGCACTCAAATCAAAATAATTATCTGATCTCGTTCTGATTAAATCTAGTATTTCTGATGCTATTTGATTAGCCTGTAGCTCACCGCCATCATCACCTACAAAAGATGTAACTACTTCAATCCTGGTGGCGCAATCTAGCATAAAGCTATCAGCGTTCTGATCCACCTCATTAGAATCAACCGAGTAAACTCTTATATATGGCTCAGATGCATCGTTAGGCACCCTATTATAAATTTGTACATAACTGCCATTAACAGTAATTGCATCTGTTAGGCGGTTTATAATCGCTCTCCTTATGAAATGTATCGCCTCCATTATTTAAGTAATCTTTTTATTTTGTTATCTACGCTGGCTATAATTTTAGGCAGCCCTCTATTTATTGCTGGATAGAAAAATGGTATTTCTTTACCAGCTAATTTTGGCTCTTTTTCACCAAACTCTACATAACCCGAATATGGTGCATCTGATCTAACTTCAGCACCATTTATTGTTTTCAAACCTTTTATATTATCAACTAGATTACCAGTATCTCTAGGTGCTTTTTTAGTCATATCTCTAGCTATATTTAAGGCACCTTTATATATTTCAGTTTTAAGCTCTGTTTTATTTATTTCTTTTAGCTTTAATAACTTACCCTGGAGCTTATCGTAATCCGATTTATTTAAATCTATTCTCATTAATCTAATTTAACCGCTTGCACTACAGTAAAAAAATCCTGTTTACTATCGTAGATACCGCTTATTCTATATAAACCATCTTTACCCTCTATTTTGATCAAATCATTATCTAGGATCTGATCTGCTGCCTTTTTTCTTAGCTCTAATTCAATAAAAACTTGGCGCCCTCGTTTACCCTCAGTATCTTTTATATCGCCCTTTACATCCTTTTTATTTGCCCATAGCGTTTCTACAGTTGCATTTGTAGAAGTAGTACCGCCAAATCCATCAGATGTTTTAGTTAATCTCTTTACTTCAATTCTAGTATTTAATCTGCCAGCACCCATTTAGAAATACATTGTTTTAAATGATTGTAAAATATCCTTAGTTTTTACAGGAACCTCATTTACAGCGCCATCAATAAAATCTGCTCTGTAATCATACAGAGTAGATACTAAATGCAATATAGCGTGCTTTACAAGCTCATGAGTAAGTCCAGCAGTTACATAAGTTACCTTTACTTCCTTGGCTGGTAGTGATCCTATTTGAATTATAGTATCATCTAAACCATAAGTATCATAATTTACAGCAGTTCCCTCAGATGTAACTGATGAAATTGAGGCAATAGGCGCAAAAGGCAAGGTAAAACGCTGATCAACTTCCTGGAGGTAGAATGTTCTATTTTTTGCCACTATATCTTTTCCGATATAGTTCTCACACCATTCTCTAGCAGTTGTAATCATTTGATTTATGACAGTATCATCTGCGCTAGTATCGATGCGCACAAAATCTTTTACATTTTGAGTAGTTACTACTTCGCTTCCAGTTACCGAGTTGATCTTGATATCATGCATTATTTCTTGGCTTTAGTGGTACGCTTTTTAGGAGCTTTAGCTTCTTTGGTTTCCTTTACTGCTTTTTCCTCTTTGTACTCTACACCGATACCCTTTATGATGTATTGGCGTGCTACTTTAGGATCTAGCTCTAAGATTTCACCCTCTTTGCGCCACGCAGTACCAGAGTAAACATCTCTAATCATTTTAATTTTCATAATGAATATATTTACCACAAAGATAAAAAAAAAGCGCCACTGTAATTGTAGCGCTTTAATAGTAAACCAAACAAACTATGATAGAAAAAAATTTCTACTTAAATGCAAAGTTATTAAAATATTTTTTGTTCTTACCAATTAGCGATACTCTTATTGATTGCATTTTTCCAGTATTTTTAAAAATAAACCAACCATTATAAAAATCACTCCATACAGCAAAGAAATCAATATTCTCTTGAGTGTAGTTACGTTTATTATTTTGGATAGGAATGTTAACGCTGTTTTGGCGATCATTAGTAGGAGATTTTGTAGATGATTTTATTTGAATCTTTAGGAGGCGATCCCCTGTATCCACTATACAATCGTAAAGGGATGAATCTATGAGCGGCATGGATACCTGGTAGTTTCGTTTCATGCACTCAGTGGCGAATAAGTATTCCGCCAAACAACCTCTCTGGTTATTGTCCACGAACTCAAAGCTACAAAAAAAACCCTAGATAGTATTTTACCTAGGGTTTAACATCAAATGAAAAACAAAAACTATCTCATAAACGCCTCAAAGCACGCCTGTGAGCAAATATCATTACCATAACAAGGGCGGTCGCAAACTCTGCAATAGCCTCCCTCGTAATCATCTGGCGGTGTGTGATCATAAAATTCCATATCACCTTTTTTTAATTTCATCTATCCTTTCCTGGAAATCCCATATCTTATCACTAAGATACAAATAATCTGCTGGTAACATTTTATCAGTAATATTACTAATGCTCTTTAAATAGTATTCAAATGGCTCATCCATTGTTATAGCGTATTAAAGTAAATGATATTATAAACATAACCATCGCATCCCATATAGCTTGGAATCTAATGCCCAGAGAAAATCCCCAGGCAATAAATCCCACTATCAAAACAATCCTTACCCTTTGCTGCAAACTCATAATCTATAAATCGTAATAAATAAAAAGTATTAAATCTAAAAAGGCATACATCGAAACATAAGCCATAACATTAAAAGCTAATGCGCCTAAAATAATCTTAGGTTTTGTTAGCTCTTCTAAAACTTCCCACTCCGTAGAGTTAGTGATTTTGTGTATTAAATTTTTCATATTAAATAGTTTGATTTATTCAAAAGTAATAAAATATTAACATATTGCAAAAATATTTACAGTTTATTTCTATAACGCAAAAAAGGGCAACCGATTAGGGTTACCCTCTTTATCATAATTCTCATTATGCTATTTTAGCTATATCCTCTGCTTATGCAGTTTCTAACGCACTTTTAGCAGTTGAGAAAGTTCCTTGTACAATCGCATTAGGTAGGTAGTTAGTTAAAGCTACTCTCTCCATTGCTCGTACAGTTACAAAATTCTTTTGGAAGTTATCGCTGTCCTCTCTTGAGAACTCAACAGCTAGGTTTTCTCTGATCCAGAGTTGGCTAGACTGGCGTAGGTTTCCTACTAAGAATTTTCCAGCAGTTACAGCAGTATTTACTGTCACAGGGATTCCATTGATTGTTGGCTGTAAACCGCTAAAGATTTGATTTCTCAAGTACTCATTAGCAGTAGATTTCAACAAGATCATTTTATGTAAATCTGTTGGATTCAATAAAATAGTATCCGCCTGGTAGTTAGATAATGCTAGTTGGTTTAAAGCTACAGTTAAAACATCAAACTCATTAGCTGATTCGATAGCTAAAGCGAAATCTCCAGCTGCAAATGCAGTACCATCAGTAAACAATCCATCTAGGTTTGGTGATGATCCATCTCCATTTAAAATTTGGTTATCCTCTACAGAAAGTACTTTCTCTGGTACTCTAGCTGATAGATATGATGTTAATTGCTTAATATCATCTAGCATCTCTCCTGTGATTCTCATGTAAGTACCAATTTTTTCGACATTTACAGTAGATGCAGCTAGATCAAAATCTGATTGTCCAAATGCAGCAGCCTCAGCAGTAGTTCCAGCGTTATCGGTATATGCTGATTCTTTAGGGAAACGAATAGTTTGCCCATCAGTTGATCCTAAAGGTAGTAAAGAGCGAATATGTACTGAGCGGCTAGGATCATATTTGATTTGATCTACGATAGTTTCAGCAGCAATTACTCCTGTAACATCAGCGCCTAAACTCATATCTGCTTTTACTTCAAAGCGAGCAGCGTTAGCGTTTCCTTTTACCATTGCATCGATTGCGCCATCTTTAAGCGCTCCCTCGATAGCTGATTTAAATGATTTAGGAGTAGCTCCAGATGCAGTTTTCTTAGCAGCCATTTCCATTTCATCCATTCTTTTGTTAAGAGCTTCGCTCTTCTCCACATATTGTGAAGTTAAGTTATCAATCTCTGATTTTAGAGATGATTCCATTTCTCCTTTGGCGTTATCTTTCGCCTGGTTAAATGCTTTCTCGATTCTCTCATCAACTATGTTTCCGATTTGATCGAGTTCTTTTTTAATGTTATCCTCCATGATTATTTTTTAAGAGTGTTAAACAAATAGTTATAAATCTCGCTATTATCAGCTTTTACTTCGATCGGCTCAGTGATTTCTATATCCATCGGCTGAGTGACATTAACATAAATTGATTTTAGCTTTAGTATTTCCGCCTCTAAGGCGTATCCCAGATCATCAGAGATTTCTCCCTTTCTGATTAATTGAGCAATTTTATCATATCGATTGGCTATCTTCTCTGGATCTACATTACCTTTTACATCCATGATCATAGCTTGATCATTAGCTGCTAAGGTAACTGCTGAGATCTCAAATAATTTAACCTCATTGATATGGCGGTATCCATCGGATCCCATTTCTTTTTGGATTGGTAAAATCCCTACAGAGTTTTCAGTGATCACTCCAGCTTTCATTAGTTCTACTACATCTTTTCCTAATTGTGTTTTAGGAATTTGCGCCTCAAACATTAAACCTTTATCATCCTCCTCTAGGTGTACCATTTTACCTAGTGGCTTATCCATATCATGCTGATACAAATATTTGATTCTCTGCCCATTTTCTTGGATTGTTTTTTTGTATGCTCCTTTGTTGATTACATCGCCATCGGAATCTACATTACCAAAAACAGATCCATAACCTTTTACAACTCCAGCGGCAGCATCGGCATCTACCAGCTCGCCTATTTGAGTTGATTTATAAATCATTGTGTTCATATTGCAAATTTAATAATTAAATATTACTTACTGAGAATCCCTCTATTTTACCAGCTGCCTGGGCATCCTCTTTAGGAAATGGTGCTACAGAGCATCGGCAATTAATTACATTTTTAGCACTACCAGCTGGATCTCCAGGATTGAATAATAATTCGCCACCTACTGTAAAGCGTTCTTTAAAATCTACTATTTGCCCATCAGCGGCTCTATGAGCTGGGCGCTCTCTACCATCTATAGCTGTTGTCCACTCTTTTTGTAGGTTTTCCTGTCCAAACATATCAGTAGCACTTTCTAGCGTTGCATAGTTAGCGGCATTAGTTGCCTCAGTTCTAACTAAACGCTCTGCCTGGCTTTTAGAATACTGTGCAAACTTCTGGCGCAATATCCTCCCAGCCTCTCTTTCATTCATAGCCATAAACTCTGGATCAGAGGATAGGCGTTTAAATATGCTTACTAGTGTAGCTTTAGCAGTTCCCTGGACCAGTACCACCCTCTCAGCTGCTATCTGCTGGCTAACTCTAGCAAAGCGCTCCGCCCATATATCCTCATAATCAGATACATCGGTTTGCTTAGAAATTACTTTATCAAAGTTTTTAGAATACCACTTGGCAAACTTTAATCCTATGTTTAAATAGATTTGGCGATATTGATCTGATAGATCCGCCACTCTAAACAAGTTATCAAACCCAGTAGATTTGCCTGTATTTAAAAAGTCCTGGATTGCTTCAGTGTATTCGCTTTCATAGTATTTGCGTACTCTAGCAAATTCTTTGCGCTCTGAGCTTGCTAGTAGCTTATCAAAATTACCTTTCCAGGATTCTTTGGCTTTTTTTATTAGCATTATCCCTCATTTTCTGCTATTCTTTTTGC